TAAGTAAAAACTTAGGTAAGTATACACTACAGGATATAGCTAGTGGAGATAAGGCATTAGCAGAGGCAGGGTTTAAAAGACTAGGTGGTTTAACTGCAGCAGGTGTAGCTCCAACAATGTTGTCTGATTTTTCAGCAAGTATGAATGGTATATCTTCAACTCAAAAAGAAGCATTAGAAAACATAGGATCTAACTTTACTTATAACCAAGATAAAATTTATTTAACTCCTATTGGTGAAGATGAAAATGGACAAACATCTGTAGACTTTTTAAACTTAGGTCCAATAGACCCATTTAGTTATCTTAAAAATATAGCTAAAGGAACGAATGCTTTAGTACTAGGTAATATAACAGGAGAAGAAGCTGAAGTAGAACTAGATAAAATAGCACTGGGAACTTTAGATCAGGCTCTTGGTCCCTTCCTTGCACCGTCTATGATAACCGAAGCTTTGGCAAGTGTCTTTATGGGTAAGAGTAGAGAGGGTGATACCTTTGGTGAAGACGTAGTACAATTAGATGCAAGTAGATTTGAACCATTAATAGATGTCTTTACTCCTGGATTTGTAACCTTAATTAATAAACGGTTAGAGTATGAAAAAAGTTTAAATGAAAAAGGTAAGAAGAAAAGTGGAGCTTACTTTACAGAAGGTGAAGTAGATTTAGCTGCTTCACTTGGTCTTAAAAGAGATAGGCTAGATATTACTGCTGGTACACAATTTAATATTAACCCTTTAATACAAGAAATAAATACTGCTGGCAGTGAGCTTGAATATAATTTACGTAGTGATCCTAACTATGCAAGAGGTCTTTTCTCAGGACAGGATTCTAGTGTTGTAACTAATGATTTCTTAAAGGCACAGGATAAAAGATTAGCTGGGTATCAGAAGTTAACAAGTTTAATGGAGGACTACTCAGCAATTTATGGTGACGATGTGTTTGGTAGTGTAGTAGAAAACCTTACAGATAAAGGTAGAAAGAGTCTTCGAGGAGATACAGGTACTGTTCTTAACAATGCTCTTGATAATTTCTTTGACCCTTATCAGCTTAAAGAAAAATATTACTTTGAAGATATGGAAATTCCAATTGACTACGATGAAATATTTAGTATATACGATGATCTACAAGGGAGTGGGATACTAGACTGATATGATGTATAATAAAGATAAATTAGTAGACCAGTTAATTAAACACGAAGGTCTTGAGCTTAAAGTGTACAAGTGTACGGAAGGGTTTGAGACTATTGGTGTAGGCCGTAACCTTAGAGACAGGGGAATTAGTGAAGATGAAGCACGTTATCTTTGTGACAATGATATTGAAATCGTTGAAAGAGAACTTACTGCTGCCTTTCCTATGGTTTCTAAACTTAATGATGTTCGTGTCAGGGTTGTTCTTGATATGGCTTTTAATGTCGGTGTGCCTCGTCTTAAAGGATTTGTTAAGATGTGGAAAGCAATTGAGCTTGATGATTATGAACAAGCTGCAATAGAAATGTTAGATAGCAAATGGGCACGACAAGTAAAAGGTCGGTCATATACTTTGTCTAGGATGATGGAAACAGGAGTAGAATAATGGGACAATATAGTTCAATCAGTAGGTTTGGAAAAACAGAAGACCTTGACTTACATATACAAAGAGGTTTTGTTCAGGGACACAAAGCTATTAATAAGTTTGGCTATGCTACTTCAGTAAGTAGCTCAGAGGTAGCAGTCTTTAATGGTGGTCTAGCTTATGTATATGCTACAACTGCAGCTCCTTTATTAGTAGTAGGTACATCCACTGTTGACGTTAGCTCTGCTATTACAATAGAAGGTTTAGATGTAAACTATAATGAAATAAGTACTGTCGTAACAATAAACGGTACAACAACTGTGACTACTACAGATTCTTTTATTCGTGTTAATCGTTCCTTTGTTAGTAACGATGCTGAACCTACATCTTCTATTAGAATATTAAACTCAGAAGGCAATCTAAATTCAGAAATAGCTGCTCAAGAAAACCAAAGCTTACAGGCTGTGTATACTATACCTGCTGGTTATACTGGATACTTAGAGCAAATAGCAGCCAATACTGCTACGGAGGTAGCAAATAAATTTGTAAGAATTAGGCTTAAAGTAAGAGAGTTTGGTGGTGTATTTAGAACAAAAGCTAAGTTTACTATAGCTGGAAGCTATGAGGAATTATATAAATTTCCTCTACCTATACCAGAAAAATCTGACATCCAAGTAACAGCAGAATCAAGCTCAGGTGTTAACGAAGTTAGTGCAGTCTTTGCTATACTACTTATTAAAAATGAAATAGAGGAATAAAATGTTACAAGCATTACTAGGACCTGTTGCTGGCATAGCTACCACTTGGCTAGAAGGTAAACAAAAGAAAGCAGAAGCTAAACAAAAACTAGAAGTAGTTAAGATTGAGGCACAGGCTAAACAAGTAGAGCAAGACGGTGGCTGGGAAGAGAAAGCTATGTCTGCCAGCACTGATTCTTGGAAGGACGAAGCTTGGACAATTTGTTTCATACTTGTAATATTTTGTAGCTTCATTGAACCACTACAGCCAGCTATGAAGAGTGGCTTTGAGTTTCTAAAGGAAGCTCCTGACTTTATTAAGTACGGTATACTAGCTAGTATTGCAGCTAGCTTTGGATTAAAATCTATAGGTAAGTTGAAAGGTTAAGACATGGTAGTTAGAAATAACACAGAAGAGTATAACAAAGCAATGAGGGCTAGGTATGGTGGTAATAGAGGACTTTCAGGACTTGCTACAGAGCCTACTGTACAAGTACCTAAAGCTAAAGAAGCTGCAGTCTTTGAAGAACCAACGGTAAACTTAACACCTCAACAAATGTTAGATTCAATATCAAAACAAGGAGATGCTAGTGGTTATGATTTATTAAATGTATTAAATCTGATTTCACAAACTCCAACAGCTACTAATAGAGAGCCAGCTCCAGAGCCTATGGCTAATCGAGGAGCTTCTATTTATTCAGACTATGCAAATCAAGGTGGTGGCTTAGGTAATGTAGATGTTTCTTCTTTAGCACAAGAATATAATCAAAGTACAAATCCTTTATTAAATGCTTCTAATATTTTTGCAGGTAATCAACCATCACCTGTGTCAAACCTTCCATCAATGAGTAATATAAATACACAGATTAATTCTGTATTAGATAGTATAGCTAATAATCAATCTACTGTAGGTACAACTAATGTAGGGACAGGAACAGGTGTAGGCATTACAAATACAAACCCTCTGTTAGGTGCTTCTGATATTTTTCAAGAGGAAATAAATAACCAACAAATATCTACTACTCCAGGAACTCAAGTAATAGCTCCTACTAAAGTAGATACTATTGCTCCTTACACAGGTTACTCTCAGTATTATAGTCAAGATCAGGCTGGTCAGACAACAGGAAATGTTGGGGGTTCTACTCTAGGTGGTATGACTGTAAATCCTTACACTGGATTTATGCAAAGCAGTTCTAATTATTTTGGTGCACCATTTACTCAACAGTCATATACACCTTATCAATCACCTATGGGTTATCAGGGTAGTGGAGCTATGAATCAATTTACTTCTCCAGCTCAGACATATACTAATACTGTTACTGATCCTAATGCTATGCCAGAGTATCAACGACAAATGATAATGCAGAATGATTATCAGAACCCTACTGGAAGTATTTCATTTGGTCAAGGTCCTCGACTTAATAATCCTTTAGAGGGTTATAACTATACGTCGTATGGTAACATGAATCCTGTATTTAATCCTGCTGCTATGTCACCTACAAGCTCGTATGTCTCACCGACTACACAAGAAAGTGCACAGACAGCAACTACAGGAGGCACAGGCTTCAGTGGGTTTGGTAACTTTAGGGGTTAGTATAGAGTAGCTTCCAACATCTCTTCTATTAAAGTAGTAAAGGTATACTCAGGCTTCCACCCTAATACATTCTTTGCTTTGCTTGGATCTCCTACTAATAACTCTACTTCGGCTGGTCGATAAAACTCTGGGTTAACATTAACTACAGTGTTGCCGTTCTCGTCGATAGCTTTTTCATCTGTACCAGAACCTTCCCAGTGTATCTTAATATCAAAGTAATTAAAACATATCTCCACTAGCTCACGTACAGAGTGTAGCTCACCTGTTGCCAGCACATAGTCGTCACCTTTTTCTTGTTGTAGCATACGATACATGCCATCTACATAGTCCTTAGCATGTCCCCAATCTCTCTTAGAATCCATGTTACCTAGACTTATGTGGCTCTGTGCTCCCCTAGCAATGTTAGATACACCCTTTACTATCTTCTGTGTGACAAAGTTGTCACCTCTCCACGGTGATTCGTGGTTAAATAGAATACCATTAGAACCATGTAGTCCATAGCTTTCTCTGTAGTTCTTAACAGACCAGAAGGAAAACTGTTTGGCTACACCATAGGGTGAACGTGGATAGAAGGGAGTGCTTTCATTCTGTGGTATCTCTACCACCTTACCGTAAAGCTCTGACGTAGAGGCTTGATAGAACTTAGTATGTTCCATCATGCCTAGTGTTCTAATGCACTCTAGCAGCCTCAGTGTACCCAAGGCATCTACATCTGCTGTGTATTCTGGTATGTCAAATGACACACGTACATCAGACTGTGCACCTAGATTATATACCTCATTAAATAATTTCTTATCAAACAGCTTTACTAGACAACCTGTGTCAGTAAGATCACCATAATGTAGATGTAGTTTGTCTGTATCTAATAGGTGAGCTATACGATGTAAATCATTAACAGAAGAACTACGTCTACGTAGAGCATGTACCTCATAACCCTTATCAATAAGAAGCTCTGCTAGGTAGCCTCCGTCCTGTCCTGTTATACCTGTTACTAGTGCTGTCTTTGTCATACTATATACTCTTTCTTCCCAAAAAATTCTTTATTATTATAACACGTTTTTATAGATTGATCTAGTCCTTTTCTTTATTTTATCAGGACATTTATCTTTAAAATATATCTGATGTGTTTTAGATACACCGTCACAATTATAATGACAACGACGTACTAATATATTAGATTGATTGTCCATACGTGCATGTGTTGCAGTTTGTAGGTATAGATAACAAAGTGCCTCAGCTATCAGCATCTACCTTGTCCTCTTCTTCCTCGTCGTCAAAGTCTTCAGGAAATGTTTGCATTAAAAGCTCGTATACTTTTTCTTTACCTATTGTTTGAAACGAATGCTTAATGCTTTCTTCTAGTCCTTCTAAGTCTGTAGGCCCCTCGTCTTCCTGATTGTTACCACGTACACGTGACAACAACTCCAGTGCCTTGAGTGCCACCTGACCAGAGCCAGTTAGTTTAGCAGCTTCGTACTGCTGCTCTAGCTCTGTTATAACATCTAGGTCGGTACTTACTTCTGACTCTAACTCTTTTAACCTGTCTTGGATGTCAGGTTGTTTGAGTAGACGATAGCCCTGATTGTATGCAGACTGCTCACTATATCCAGCAGATTGAGCTGCCTTCGTAGCATTACGTGTAATAAAATAGTTCTGACAGAACAGCTCTTGTTTTTCTTTTAATTTAGCCATTGGTCAAACGTCTTATAATGTTCATTGTAATATGATTGCTCAAACACCTGTGCAGCTAGACTGTCAGAGCCGTAAAACTTAAAGTTTATTTTACATGCCTTGTCTTCAAACATACGTTCTAAGTCCTGAGCTAAAGCTAGCAGCTCTCCAGTTGTAAAGAACTTCTTGTCACCTGTTTCTACTGCAAGATACTTGTCGTTACCTGCTTCGTCTTTAATATCCTTATGCTTCTTAGCTTCCTTTTCTGTAACACTACAATCAAAACCAAACAAATGTTGGTTAGTATATCCCAATGTCTCAAGCAATCCAATGGTACGAGTAGCAGCACATGTGCCACCAGAGATTAATAATTCCCCTGGATTTATACCAATGCCCTCTGCAATAGTTACTTTATTAGTAACAGTTTCATCTCGTATGGCATCCGTAAAAGCATGGAAGCCTAGTATGTTGTCTGTCTTTTCCATTATGTATTTCGTTACCGTAATGTCTGTCATAGAAGCAATAAAGAACTTAGTCGTAGGATCAATCTTTTTAAACAAGTCTTTACGTACTACACCATGTGTGCTAACACCTTCCATAGGACGTGGGTCTAACACTACACAAGCAAATGGTTTGATGCCATTCTTTAGCAGACGTTGATAGGAATGTTTAACACAAAATACTTTTGCATTTGTTTCCTGCTGTAGTTTCTTTATCTTAATAAAGTCTAACTTACCACCTGACACAATGATTGCATGTTCTTCTGTAGGCTTGTAGTTCTTTACCCAATCAAAGTTATTAATTAGTTTAACATTCTCACGTACATTATTACGTATGTCATCTACAGGCATAGAGTCTTTAGGCTTAACAATAATAGGTACACGTGTCAACGAAGTAGGTAAGTCCTTAACGGTATCTGAATCCTGTAGTGCAACAGCTAGGTGTACATACCAGCCCAATGTTGTTGGGTCTTCAGATGGAAGCACTGCCTTACGTTTAACTTTAATATCTTTAAATGTTTTTATAATCCCTGTATGATCTTCTGAAACAACAGTGTCTTCATCCATTGGACTATAGTAGTCATCGAATACAACTACAGGAACAGAAGATAGATGGTCGTAATCACTCTTAACAGTTTCATATGAATGACCACCGTCAATGTAAGCTAGGTCAACATCTAAATGCTTAGAGCCTTTCAGTGTATCCTTTGTATCTCCCTTATGTAGAGAGAATGTAAACTCTTTATTATTCTCATTCATCTTATCAGAGAACTGTTGAAGTCTTTCGGATATAGCAGAGATAGTATTATGTTTCTTTACGTTTAGTTCTACCTTATCTGTTTCATCTGTAGCATCTTCAAACAAATCAAAGCCACGATAGTGCACCTTGTCAACAGACTCAAAAGCAGCCAGTGCCATCTCAATAGCACGACGACCGTCCCACGTACCAACTTCAAGAATACTAAA